AATGTCCCCAAATAAAAAAAATAACACTTGAACTAAGTTCAGAAAAGTCTATATAGAAAGTATGAAAGATACTATGAAAGTCATAATATATGTCATCGGGTATATCTATGGCTACATTAAAATCCGATGCACTTTATTATTTATGAAGAAGCAAATAAATAATAAACTTAATAGCTTCAGAAAGGAAATAGAATGAAGAAAAAAAGAAATAAAAATAAACGTAGAAGAAGAAAGTTTGTTACGTTTACACCTAAACCAAAACCTGATGTGTTATTTTCTAAATGGCAAGGAAATATTATACCTATGCTGGGACACAAATATCAAGTGGATGAATTGAAAAACGATTCAAAAATCAACACTGATGTCCTGTATACTAGCAACTATGATAAATTCAAGATCATGGAAGATAATCGAGATATCGATGATAAACACGTTGCTGAACTAATAGTAAATATTAGAAAAAGAGGCCAGCTTCAACCCATTATTATTAATGAGAAAAGTGAAATAATTGACGGGCAAAGAAGATTCAGATGCTGCAAGCTTCTGGGTATTCCAGTGATGTATCTTGTAAGCTACAAGACTACTATTAAAGACGTTTTGATGATTAATACATCACAAAAATCCTGGTCAAGTTGGGATTATCTAAAGGCTTACAGCCACATTAATCACGACAACTATGTAGAATACAGAAAAGTATTAAAATTTTTAGAAGACTATGTCTTGAGATTTGATATTGCTCTGTTCTTATTGTATGGGAAGCCATTACAATATAATGCAGGAAAAGGACTTAAAGCTTTTAAGTTAGGTGAATTTAAAGTTGACAATTTAGAAAAAGCTCAAAGACAAGCGAGCCAACTTCTAAAGATTAAAGCTTTTGCACCTAATCTTATAAAGATAGCGAAGTTCTGTAAGGCATTCTTAAGAGTGTCTATTGTTGATGATTTTTCTTTGATAACTGGTTACAAACAGTTGGAAACGAATACTAATAAATTCGACAAGTGCCAGAATCAAAGAGATTGGGACGAGGCTATGGTTAAAGCTTATAACCATAATCTTAAAACACCAAACAAAAGAATATCCATTTTAAAAGATGGGTTTTAACGCACGAGGGGGCCTTCGGGCCCCTTTAAATTATGAAAAAAAATAAAAAACCACAATGGGATGGACGCTCCAGAACTGTAACCGATCTCTATAGAAAAAATTTTAATAAAATTTTTAGTGTAAAAGACCTTCCTAAACTTAAACAAGACATTGTAAAGAGTGTAACACAGACCAGTTTGAATAAGAAGTATGGAGATCTTGTCGAGAATATTATAGAAAGAAAGATTCGTGAAAAAGAGTAATAAATACAGCTATATCAGCGGAAAACAGATTACGAACGTTGATACGGGAACTCGGTATTATGACTTCCAAGGTATGCGACTACCGAGCGTTACGACTATCCTTGCAAAGACAAAGAATCAGGAGTATTTAACCGCTTGGAAAAATAAAGTTGGACATGAAAAAGCAGAATCAATCAAGAATCTATCTAGCAAGCGCGGGACTGCCATGCACAAGTTCTTGGAGTCTCATATCCAAGGAGTTGGGTACGATGATCTTACGCCAATCGGATGCGAGGCGAAGCCCATGGCCGAAAAAATTATTGAAATGGGTTTGCTCCCTGTTTCAGAAATCTTTGGTTCAGAAGTTATGGTACATTATCCTGGGTTATACGCTGGCTCTACTGACTTGGTATGCGTACACAATGATCTAGAGACTATTGTAGATTTCAAACAGGCCAACCGACCCAAGAGAGAAGAATGGATAGATGATTATTATTTACAGATTGCAGCGTATGCCATGGCCCATGATGCATATTACGGGAGTGAGATTCGTCAGGGAGTCATTATGATATGCACTCCGGATCTGTATTACCAGGAGTTTCGGATCACGGACCAGGGCTTACGGAGCTGGAAGCACCAATTTCTTAAACGACTGGACCATTACAACGAACTCATATATGATGAGAAAGAACGAGCAAACGTAGATATGACCGACCTCCTAAAGGAATTTGAAAATGATAAACATTGAAAACTATTGTGTGTGTAAGCAAAGACCGATGGAGGGAGACGCGGAGGGGCTCTTAAAGCAGATTAAAGCTTACCGAAATGAAATGGTGGCACGCAACTACCCCTTCCAGCAGATTAGCGATATTATCACTAAATGGGAAATTGGCCAAAAGAAGGCAAATGAGGCGTAAATAAGGCGCTACTCTCCCTATAAGAGATCTCACAGATTTTTTACTCCTCTTAAAAAAAAACATGAAAAAAAAGTGTCTTTCTGTCATTTTAGACTATTATTGTTGGTATACAACAAAAGTAGCTGACAAAAACAGTGACAGAAAATGTTTTGATGACAGAATTTTTTGTCAGTTATTCATAATACCGCATAAAACAACTCTAGGGTGCCTTCGCGCGCGCGCAAGCAAGGTTTCACTTGCTCAAATTATCTGTCAGATCTCTTATAGGGGGAATTAAGAAGATGACAGAAGAGAGCTTTTGGGATAAATTCCATGAGAAGCACAACCCTAGATATCACTATGCCAAGAAGAAATGCAAAACGAAAATTAAATTTGAGCCCAAGCGAGCCAACGCCAATACCTTTTACAAAGTACAGGGTGAATTGGATAGACATCGTAAGTGATTCAAGTTGGGCTGATGACAGAGAATTCGGTCGCATGAGACTATCTCATCCGGTCAATGAGGGGTGGTTATATTCTAAAGATAAATATTGTATTAAATTGTTTGCTTCCTATGACAGGGAAGAGGACGGCAATATTACTTTTGGGGATCGGACGATGATTCCTTTGTCTTGCGTGAAGAAGATGGTAAAGATTTAGGTGTCTCAATTGCCTCTCCTTCAACAGTCTTCACATTCAATAGGCCTGCGTAGTCGGTTAGAATTTGTTTCATTTTGGTTTCTAGTTGTTCCTCTGTTAGCTCTTCTAATTTCCCATGTTTTATTATTTTTCTGTCTATGTATAGTCCTGCTGCTTTGCCACGATTGGTTTCAGCGTTTACAGCTGAGGAAAAACTTCCTTTCTTCAACGCTAGATTTTTAATTCTATCTAGTTCTGCTATGTGGGTTTCGTAATTAATTTCAAACTTCTTAAGTCTCTCTTCTTTAAGTTCACCAACAAATTTTGCTACAAGTGGTGACAGTCTCGGGTTCATAAGCTCTGATCCCTCCTGTCGTGCTCTGTTATGGCTGTAGCCAGCTAGCTTTGCTGCTTCCATCTGTGAGACAGGCCCTTCTGGTCCACCAAATACTATGAACTCAGCAAATCTTTTCTGCATTTCTGTTAATCTTTTTGGAACTCCCATGTTGACAATTTAAGGTAACTATCCTATAAAGTCAATATGAAAGATAAGAGAACATATAAAATGCGAAAGGAGCATAGCAACGATATGTCCTATGAAAATGAGGCTACAATTACAAGTGAAGACAGAGGAGAATCAAATTTAATATTGTTGATTGAGCAATATAAGAAAGAAATTTGGGAATGGAAACAAAAAGAATCCCAATGGATAAAAGATAAGAATCAGTTAGAGGGCCATAAGCGTATTGTAGAAGAACTTTCAACTAAGGTTGTGGAGATAGGGAAAGTTAATTTAATTTTGAAAGCTAAGGTTAATGAGTTGGAAGGCACGTTAGGAAGTGCTCAAGATATAAATGAAAATCATCAAAGATGTAATGGAAAATTACAAAAAAGATTGACAGAAGTTGAAGAGGATAATAAGAAGCTGGCAAAACAAATTCAAGATTTAAATAATCGAAAATTCTAATGCGTGTACAAGACTTACAACAGTTTCTCTCTTCATTCACTGAAGGATCGGACGCTGTTAAAAATGCACAAGTATTTGTAGAAGTAAGTGGCAAGCTTGCAGCAGTTAGACGTATGGAAGTGCATGAAAATTCTGTTCCTATCGTAGGTCATAAGGGTCATACAGCTCACAGATTAGTTTTAAAAACTGAAAAACCATCTTCAATAATACTTCCAGACAAGCTACAAAAAGATTACTAATGCACGAGGTCGTTACCTCGATAAAGACATGGGTCCAGAGGCAAAATTATATCAAAAACTGCGTAAGAAATCATCCGGAATTATTTGGACAAGGCTT